ATCGCCAGCGGCAGTGTGTGGGAAGAGAATCCCCAGCGCTGTGCTGATCTCATTCATTTTGCTGGCGCTCACGCGCTCACCAGCCGTCCAGACCCGTGGTGTGGGCCATGTGCTAGGCATGGGCAACTCCTCGTTCGATATTCTCAGCGGTCAGGTCACTCAGCGGCACACCTGCCCACCAGTTGCGCGCCGCCCGCGGACGGACCCGCAGCACGTGCTCGATCTCCGATTTTTCGGCAGGGAAGATCACCTCGTAAGCCTCGCCCGCTGCAATGGCAGCCTGACGCGTTTCTGTCCGCAGTACCGTATCTGCCACTGAGTTGAATGTACCCGGCATGCGCGGATTCGGCATCAGCGTGGTCGCCATAATATTGGGATGCTCTTCCGGGCAGATAAATACCTCACCCGGCTTCACTTCCATTGCGGCTTGAATACCCTGTGCCAGACAGGCAGGACAGATCGCGATCCAACGGGCAGAGTTATATTCAGCGTAGACTTGTTCCATGTGTCATCCAAATGCCAGGACGGTGTTGTCGCCATCCAGTTCATCTTGTCCCAAGGTATCGAGTGTGAAGAACAGACCGCTCTCCACTTGCTGCGCGGGTGTCACGAATAAGCGTTCTTCGATGTAGTTGCCGCCGTTCCAAATGCTGATCTCGCGTCCAATGCAGATCATGGCGTAGGCGATCTCGGTCACCGATTCTGACACGTTCACAATGGTGCCCGGTTTGCACACCATCAGCTTATTGAAAGCGTCATCATCGAGCGTTGGCACATAATCCAGCGAAGGCACATCGGTCACTTCCACTTCGTACCAGGTGAGCAGGTTATCGGCGATCTCCTTGCCGGTGTAATAATCGGAGTGATAGGGCAGGTCATAATCAACCTTCACGCCCTGCCCCAGTTTGATGCTGGTATTGATGGCATTGTAAGTCAGCGAGTCGTATGGGTAGAGTCCCTTGCCGTTGATATCGAGCTGTAGGTAACCCAGCGTGCCGCCCGTGTTCGTGAGTTTGATAAACGCCGCGCGGCTGCCCACCGTAAAGGTATTGATCGCCAGGTACGAGTTCAAGTTCCCTGACCCAGAACCAGACACAGAAGACAAGATCGCGTCCGTGCCCACCACTGGGGTTTCCACTTCGATGGCAGCGATACTGCGCGAACTACTGCCATTGGGGTCGCGGTAGAAGGCAACAAATTCCACGCTCTGACCGGCAGGGATGGATAACTCTTCGGTCAACGCATACAATGTCACCGGCGAAGCATCCGGCACTTGGGGGTAAACCGTGGCAGTCACCTGGCGCACACGCCGGTTGGCTTTGCGGCTGGCACTCATATCGAGCTGGTCATCGTTGAACGAAGCCACAGCTTCAGCGGTGGTCAACAGGCTGTATAAGTCCACATAGGTCAGTATCTCACCGCTGGTGGTGCCGCCGGTGATAAAGATGCGCGCCAGCCCGCACTGTGCCAAACGCTGTAAGACCGCCAGCACGCTATCCTTGCCATCTTCCACATCGGTCAGGGCATAGTCATAGGTGTAGGCGCCCACATCCAAATCGGTTTCCGCAGGCGCATCGTCCATGTTATCGACAATGGTCTGAATCACTTGATCATCAGTGACACTCTGTTGGACTGCGATGCGCGGCATCGAGCCTTCACGGGATGCCACTTCGATCCAATCTGCCGCGGTCACCATCACCGTTTTGTTGCTCAGCAGTCCTGGCAGCGGGTCCACGCTGATCACGCGCCCTTCCGAGAGCCATTCCTGCACCGCATCCTTGGTGATGCCCACGCGCACGCGCGTACCAATGCCAAACGAAAAGCGTTTGCTGCCGTGATCGGGTGAGTAATAACCCACCGCGGATGCGCTGTTCGAATCGTTGTTGTTCATCAGCAGTTTGATCGTGCCCACGTCTGCCACGCGGTCCTTGATATCGCCATTGCGTTGACCCTGAAAGATGGTGATCGGTGTTTCGGTCAACACGTCCGATTGCACATCCACCCAGCCAGTATCCAGGATCGCTTCGCCGGTCATATCCAGGATGGCAGAACCGGTCATATCCAGGATGGGGGAACCGAAATCCATTTCAAGGTGGAAGGCATCAGGCGTGGTCATTATTGGGTCCTTGAAACCGTGACCTTTTCAAAGGCGGTTTGGTTCGCGCGCGCGATCGTGTTGGGCAGGTCAGCGATCATGCGCCGCACTTCCTGCAACAAGGCTTCGGTACTGACTGCGCCGCTCTGCCCGCCTGTTTCTGTGGAAACACCAGCACCGCGGGTTTGCAGATCGAGCGCGCCGTTGGCAGTGATCGGTTCGGTGTGCAGCTGTAAGGCGGCATCGAAGGATGGTAACTCCGAGCCTGACAACTGATTCAGGGCGTGACCGATTCCCAGCAGACCGCTCTCCCACGGGGTGGGGGAGCCAGGTGTCAACCAATCGGGCAAAGACAGAGACTGCAACCAACCATTCAGAATTTGCAGCTTGTCCGTGACCCAGCCAATGGCGTCGGTGAGATTACCGAATGCCCACACCACTTTGTCCTGGATCCATGCACCCACCTTTTCCAGTGTGGGCAGAATGTTGGTCACAAAGAAATCATACAATTTCTGTAAGGTCGGGATGGCGACATTCGTCAGCCCTGCCATCCACAGTGTGAATGCACCAGACACCACGGTCCCAACGACTTCGCCGATCGTCTGAAACAGGGGCAGGAGGTTCGTGCTAATCCAGTTCCAGACGGACTGGATCGCGGGCAATAGCGTGCCGGTCCAGAAAGCGGAGAGCGCCTGCAACGCGCGTGGGATATTGGTCTGTAACCAATCCCATAACATTTGCAGCACCGGTTGCACCGCCGCCCACACCGCAGTGAGTTTCTCCTGGATGCCGCCCCAGTTGTTCGTCCAGGCTTCATAAAGCAGGTATGCGGCACCAGCGATCAAAAGAATTACAGCGATCACCGGTAACAAGGGCGCCAGTGCGGTCCACGCTGCGATCGCAGTCGTAATGCCCCATGCCAGGGTAGCCACACCCAACGCAGCCAGGATGCCAATTACGATACCCTGATTGTTTTGCAGGAATGAAATGAACTGAAAGAACCCATCGATCAACACAGGGATGTATTCCACTGCCTTGGTGACAAAGTTCCCGATCATCTCGGTAAAGCGCGTCAAGCCAGCTTGCACATCCGGGCGTTCGAAGATCGCCACAACCGAGTCCATTGCCTTGCCTACGCCTTCCATCATCTTCTCACCGATCGGCGCCAGGGCAGTGGTGATCTTGTTCTTAAACATCGTCCACTTCTCACCCCAGTCGGCTGTGGCGGCGCCCGCTTCCATGATGGCATCGCCTGTATCCCACATCACTTCAGTCAAATCATTTAATTCAAATTTTCCAGACCTGATTGTATCCAGCATATCGCCAGCCGCCTTCGACCCAAATACACTTGTTGCAATGGTAAGAGCATCTGTCTGTGTGGCAGCATTTTTGATGGCATCCACCGTGTCCCACAAGCCGGTCTTCATGTCCTTGCCCTGGGCGATGAACTTGCCCTGCGCGATCCGCAGACCAGCCATCACGATTTCTGTATTGACACCCGTTGCTGCAAAATTAGCCAGCAATGCACCAGCATCAACAAAATCAAAACCGAAGTTAATCATGGGGGCGCCATACTGCACGATCTGCTGCATGAGTGTATCTAATGGCGCGCCTGTCTTTTGCGCGGCAACAAACAACACATCCAGAGCTTTCGCACTATCAAAAGGCAACTCAGTCCAATCTCCCAGTACGCGCGTGAAGTTCTCAGCATTCGCCGTAATATCGCCACCCATAAGGCGGGTGACTTCCAGTAATGGTTTTGCTAGCTCCTGTAAAGCAGGTCCGGAAATGTCGAGCCGCGAGTTCAGTATGCCAATCGCATCTGCTGCACTCTTGGCATCCGTTGGCACGGATGTGAACACCGCTTCGAAGTCCTCACGCAAACCATCGAGCGCGGGACCCGTGGCGCCGGTGGAGACTGCGATCGTATCCATCGCGTCATCCATCGTATTGCCTGCATCCCAGGCAGCCACACCCACAGCCGTGATCGCCGCAGCCGCCACACTCAACCCGCCAACGACAATGGCTCCGCCAACATTTGAGAGTTTGTCGGCGAAGGAATCACTGGCGTTCTTTGAACTGGTCAATCCATCCAGGTAGGATGAATTATCCAAAGCCAAAATGGCGAGCAGGTTTGATAAAGCGGTTGTCATCTAATCTCTAATCCCATTTCTTGAAAGTCAGCGCGGCTTTCAACTGTTCGTAATATTTTCGCGGGTCAAAGTTCGTCACCTTCTTCCAAAGCCTGAACTTCTGCGGGTCGGTGGGTGACGAGCCTTTCTTTTTCTTCAGGTCGATCATGGTCGTATTCAACCGCGCAAAATGGAGATCCAATAACTCATCACCAAAGGGTTCGAGCCCGTAATAGGTCATCCATTCCGCAAACAAGTGTGACGACATATCTCGCAACATGCCGTCCACATCCCAGATGCCCAACGTCCGCGCTAGTCGGAAGGCGAATCTTCGGGTTGGGCTTCCGGTAAGTTTTTTTCCAACTCCTCCAGGTCCTGTTTGGAGAAACCCGAAAGCCGTTGGGCGACTTCTGCAATGCGGCTGATGACAGCAGCGTTCTTCTGCTGTAGCTGCGCGATGTCTTTATCATCGAACAGCCGCGCGCCCTGCTCATCGCACAGCGCCATGCTTGCCATTTTCGTGGTGAAGGTCCGGGCAAAACTATCCTTGCCTTTGCTCTCCTTGAATTTGGCGGCGCCTTCTTCGATCAACCCGCGCTCAGCTGCCGAGATGGAGCGGACATAGATCGTCCCGCCCCATTCCGGCACTTCGAGCATTTCTGTTACGACATCCCGGACTTGCAGGATGTCCTGTTTATTCAATACTTTTGACATGGGGCGATCCTTATGTGATCGTCGGCTTGCCGGTCGGGGTGATCACCACATCGGCAGTGTAGGCATCTTCCTGCCCGGTGAGGCGCGCGATCTCTTCGATGTGCGCAGAGAAGGCAATGGTCTCATCTGAGCCATCCGGCGAGATCACATTCATTGCCACCGCATCATCACTGTCGAACGCGGTCTGCACGGCGGCGTGCGTGGTTTCGTCACTATCCCAGCCGAGCACAACCTTGAACGACTCCAGCGAACGTTTGCCGGTCGCCACACGTTTTGCCCAGCCACCGGTCGCATTGTGCGGCGTGGCTTCAGCGATAAACTTCTTGAATTTCGGCAGCTCACTGCCTTCCAATAGATAGGTCAATGCGGTCAACGCTGTGCCAACCGTGATCTTGACCTGTAGCCCCATTCCACCTTCAGTTCCAGCCATAGTACATCTCCTTTTCCTAAGCTAACTTATAGTTGATCAACACATCGAAGCGCTGCACTGGCAGTTTATGAATATCTGCCCAATCATCGCTCAGCGTGGTCTTGCAGTATTTCACGTACACGCCACTCATGGTGCCTTTGTAGCCATCCAGCGCGGCGCGCACACTGGCGGCAAGTCCTTTGATGATGGCATAGTCAGACTGACTGGCAGTCTCCTTCGCCATGAAATCCAATTGCATGCGGGCACGATACAAACCCGTGCCGCCCTGGTGGTGCAGGAGTTGATCGTCGTCCACGGTCTGATACGACCAGGCAGGGAAGTCTGCATCTTCTGGCACCTCGTGCGGATACCCTTTACCAGCGGCAGCCACCTGCGCTTCGATGTAGGCTTTCACGCCTTCTTCGAGCACGGTCATTTCGCCGCCTTTCTGATTTCGCGTTCCAAAACTTGACCCATTACAAGTACCGCTGCATCTTTATTGCCGTCTACGGCGGGTCGCAGGAATGGACGCATCCGCACACCACCGGTACTTTTGGTATAACGTGCAAACACCAGACCATCGTTGCCCTGGAATTTGATCATGCTGGCTTTCTTGGGCTTGATATCATGCGGCTGGGCGCCAAACTCAAAGAAGCGGTAATACCAATGCTTGGCATCAGGACCGATCGCTACCAACTTGGTGTTACCCTTGACCACTTTGGCAAAACGTGGGTCCACTCGTTTGCGGAGCGTGCGTCCGCTGATCAAACGGATCACAATGGGACCGGGCGCCTTGTTCTGGGCATCGCTGTAGATCAGTTCGCCGCCAGCCATCAATGCCGCCTCGATCACTTCCTTGCGTGCCGCGCGCGCCAGATCCTTCAATGCCTGTTTATGTTTGGCAAAGGATTTGGGATCGAGCGAAAGTTTGGCTTTGACATTGCCAGCCAGGCGCGGACGGGATGCCATCTAATTGATTTCCTTGTACGAGCCGAATAACTCAACAAGCGGTCCGCTCATCGCGCGGATGCGTTCCGGGTGCGGACACTTGGCGAACGCCTCACTCCACTTCTCGATGTGCTTTTCCACCGGCACGCGGAAGATCACGTGATCGAAATCGGGACGCGGGTGACAATACTTCACCTCGCCCTGGTAACAATCCATGCCGCACAGGATCACCGGTTCGTAGTCCATCCAGCAGGCGAACCATGTCGCGAGGGCGGACGAGAAATTTCCATCCCACCAACCGCGCGGAAGCGCCACGTGACTCTCTTCGAACGGACATACGATCAAGCCTTTGAAGTTCTCAGCCGCAGCGCGCACCGTCGCTGCATACTTGCGGTTCAATTCATCCTGGTACACCAGCACATCCGGCTGGCAGTGATGAAATGCATGATCATTCACGCTGATCAACACGCATTTCTCCGGCAGTTGTCGTAGATCTTCCGGCAAACTAGGACCGCCGCCCAATATGGCAGCAGGACGCGGGCTCATTTACTTATCGTTCTCCGGTCGTGGAGCAGGCGTAACACGCGCAGGCGCACCAATCATCTCAGCTTCGCCAGCATCAATAATTTTTTTTAGTTCGTCAGCGGGCGCAACTTGTTCATCGATCTCAGATCCAGCGGGCCACACTGCGCCATTGAACACTTTTCCTACTTTGAGTTTTACTTTCATAGCACCAATACCTTTCTGCTTGTAAGCAGCAGCTCGCGCTTCCTGCCATCGAAATCCAATACGCTAAAGATGTCGTATGTATCCGAACCGTGGACGATTTGCATGTCAGGCGTCACATCCGTTCGAAAACGGATCTTCCATTTCGTGGTGACGCTGGCTACCTCGCGTTTATTCTCTGTGGCCTCATCGCCCTGCCAGTCCTGCTTCTCTGCCCATATTGTGCAGATCTTGGTGCCGGCCCCTTTGCGGCGGCCGAACGTATCGCGGCTGCTATCCAAAGGGGCGGCTTTGATCGTAATGCGATAACGGTACTTGCCAGCTTGCGGCATTTAAAACCACACCACACGCTCAGCGATAAACGTCTGCTTTGAACCCATCGGCATTTCATTCACGATGTTGCCCACGTTGACCGTCTCACGGTTCTCGTACCAGTGACCGACCAACGCCAGGATCGCACGCTTGATACGACTCGGCACAGCCTGCTCGTTATCACCATAACACGCCCCGAAACGAACTGTGATCGCACCCGAATCCA